ACAGTCAGCGACTCGTCACCCAGTTTGCGCCCCATCTCTGCGGCTGCCCGTCTAATAGCCATGTCTGCTCCTACGGCTCCAGGGCCGCTACTCGTGTTTCGAGATCGTCCAGTTTTTGCTGAATCTTGCGAAGTTCGTACTCAATAGATGGGGCGTTTGGTCCCACAAACCTGTGCGTCGGCTTATAAACGACCGGCATCAGTCCTCCCAGTACGACTGCTCGTCCTGCATTAGCAGAACACCAACCGAATCCATGACATCGGCAAGAGCCGTGTTGACACGACCCACCTCGGCCCACACCTCATCCAAATCTTCGCTTACATCCACCACGCGGGCAAAGGACTGCATATCCATAGTGGATTCAATGGAAGACACTGTTGCCTCCAACTGGTCGATGCGTGCCACCAACCGTGCAGAAGACCAAGTAACCGTACCGACTATCGCTGCTACAGACAGAATCAGACCTAGAGCGACGGTCGGGATTTTGACTTGGCGGATATCGGTCGGCTGATCCATTACCCTGCTTCAACCCACGAGGTCGTGTCCTCGTCCCATACGTACCCCGGCTCCGTGGGATAGGGAACAGGCGGGTCGTATCCGTTCATGTCCTCGTTGAGCACCCACGACGGGAACGGCGAGGGCGGTATGAAAGCGTCCCGGTCAGCGTCGTAGACGGTACCCGCAGCACCACCCGCATAGTTGACCCGATAGTTGCCGTTGTACGACGTGCGCTTCCAAGTGCCGCCGACGAGGTTCGTGCAGAACGCTTCGCCGATGGCGTCCACCTCGTTGCCGTCGGCGTCGGCGGTGTCCTCGTCAGCAACGACGATGACGTTGAGGACGATGTTGTCGGAGTCGATCTGTGCGAAATGAGCCATTGGTCCTCCTAGTCGAACGGGTAGCGGATCACAACGATGCCGCTTCCGCCCGTGCCCACAGTGGCGGCGTAGGAGGCACCGGCAGCGTTAGACGCTCCACCACCAGCCCCGCCTGTGTTGGCAGAGCCGTTGTTAGCGTTGTAACGCATCGAGCCGTTGTAGGTCGCACCGCCAGAGCCACCGCCACCAGAGCCACCAGCACCACCACTGGACAGCGGGGATGCACCGTTGCCACAACCACCGCCGCCGCCCCCGCCGCCGTAGGTCGTGCTTCCTCCCGTTCGGTAGACGTTCGCGAGTCCAGCACCGCCAGCGCCGCCGTTACCGCTGGTTCCACCAGCGCCAGCGAGGGCACCAGCACCGCCACCGCCACCTGCGCCGCCCCAATAGTCACCCGAGCCACCCTTGCCAGAGGCGCCACCGTTGTAGCCGTAGTTGCCGCTAGAGCCGCCAGCGCCGGTTTGTCCACTGAAGCCGTTGTGGTAGAAGCCAGCACCGCCACCACCACCGCCATCAGTCGATGCGCCACCACCGCCACCAAGGCCACCGGCACCAGAGTTTTCGACCCCCTCGTCGTAGCCGTCTGGGCCGACCAGCGACGAGTCGTACGGGTAACCGCCAGCGCCAACGACCACGGTGTACGCCTGTGCGACACCTGTTGCGGTGTTGGTGCGAACGCCGCCTCCACCGCCTGCACCGCCAGCGGAGGTCCAGTAGCCGGTATTGCCAGCGCCGCCGTTGGCACCTCCACCTACGACCAGAACGTCGATGTTGTCGCTGGGAGCGTTCGCCGTGATCGTGAAGGTTCCAGAGGACAAGAACGTGTGGACCTTGTACCCGGAGTAAGTCGTGATCGTCCCACCCGTAGCGATCAGGTTCGCCGCCGTGGTGTGCGACGGGGTGTTGCCATCGGCCCCGGTGCCCTTCTCGTTGATCGCGGCCACGTTGAAGGTGTACGAGGTGCCGGCCGTGAGTCCTGAGGCGGTGTAGGTCGTGCCAGTCGAACTGGTATCGGCAACGAGGACAGACCCGTCCTTCTTGATCCGGTAGCCGCTGATGGTTCCACCACCGGTATCGGACGGAGCGGACCAAGAGAGGTTGATCTGAGTTTTCGTGTTGGTGCCGTTGGCGAGGCTCAGGGTTCCTGGTGCGCCAGGAACCTTTATCCCACCCTGACCGGCGACCGCCGCTAGAAGGAAAGACATCTAACCGAGGTTCCCAATCAGCGACCAAGCATTCGTGCCAATCTTGATGGCAGCGGCGCTTGTGTACCTGTCGCCCACGGTCAGTGTCGAATCCTTCGATGTGACCGTCGCGCCGGTTCCAGCGGCGAATGTGAGCGTGCCCGCTCCGTTGCGTTCATAGTAGATGGTCGCACCGATGGCAAAAGCCTGAACAGAGTTCTGCGGCAACGTGACTGTGATCCCCGTGCCATGCGTGGTCAGGATGTATGCGTTCTCATCTCCAAGAGCGGGAGCGTGAGTTGTACCCGATTCGGTGGAGACATTCAGATGGTTGGTGGTCGTGCCGGCCACTGTCAGGTTGCCGGTCAGCGTCACATTGTCAGAGAGATTGACTGTCGGCACCGGACCCGTCGCCGCAGTAATGCCGATATTCGTGCCAGCCGTCAAACCGGTGATGTCACCAGTCGTAGGTGCAGCCCAGGCCAAGCCCGTTGCCGCTGTGGAATCAGCAGTCAGAACATAAGTGTTGGAACCCACCGCCAAACGGGATACCGCATCAGCAGCCGTAGCCGCAATAATGTCGCCTTTGGCGTCAACGATGTCCTTCTGGACGACACCAGGTGTGGTGTTGATAAACGCCTCAACGTCATCAAAGTTTTCGTTCATGTCCGCAGCGACGATTGTCGTCCCAGCAGCGAACGAGTTTGTTACAGCCAGTGTTGCCATGATCTACCTGAGTCTCCTTGGCGTATATGTGAAAGCCAACGCGTTGACCTCCCAATGATTATCCGACGTTGGCCCATTCACCTTCATACTTACACTCCTGGCCGTCCCAAGAGTTGGCAAGTTGATTACATCCGCAGTCAATGACTGGGCGATAGCGTCCCATTCGGCAAGATATGCTGATTCTGGATCGGCGTCATCCCACTTGGCCGTATCCCACCTGGACGTAGAAGTCTTTCCCAGGACGTTCACATCGAACGAGTTCGTCGATGCTGACTTGTCATAATCTTTGTAAATCTGGACTGGTATCGTAATCGACGCCTCAGCGGATGTAACCATCCGCGGTCTACCCCACCGTTTCTTCACAATCGGATTCTTACCTGTCATCCACCTGGTGAAGAAATGTGACGCAATGTGGGCCTCTGTCGAGCCCACATAGCGATCGCTGGTACGGTTCTGCCCATCCTCGACATCGACAACGGTTCCCGTGTTGGCAACACACCCAGCGTAAACCGTCGGCGTCGAGTTCGGAGGGCGATAAGAATACAGGGGGGCTGCGTCGATATCTGTCAGCACCCAGGCACCCGTCGGTCCCAAAGTCGGGTCGTAAACAAATGTCCGTCGGGTCGTTACACCCTCCACGGTCCAGTCGACACTAACATACACCTTCTGGTTACCCCACGCCAGTTGCGGATTCGACGCAAACGAGATGCGCCCATCCTCGATGGCTGGCGCAATCTTGTCAAAGATCCAAGCAAAGTTTTCTCTGTTGTAAGAGAAGACGCCCTGGTCGGCATACCAGAAGAACACCCCGTACGGCGTTGATACCGGCTGAGACAAGGGCACAGAACCGACACTGTCTGTCAAGGTCACAACCTGGAACGAATCCGAATCGAATCCGAAAATGGCGTAGACGCTGTTCGACTTGAAAATCAGTAGGCGGTCACCCATCGCACACAACCCGGTGATGTAATCACCGTGCTCGCCCTTGTCGATGTCGACAAAGTCAGTCGCTGACCACTTCTCCGGGTTGTTAGCGTTCGACCAGCGAACCCGATACTTGTAACCGGTACCTGATTCGTAGGTGTACGCAGCCCACGCAAAGTTGTTCCAAAACGCCACATACTGGGCCTGGGGGAAGTTACCAGCCGACCCATCGAGAGTGACCCCCAGGTCAGCGGCGGTCGAGCCATCCCACTTGAACGACACCTTGTCGTACGACACACCGTATGCCACATTATTCATAGTCATGCCGTAAACCCTGGAACCATCCGTGCGGGCCGTGATCCCGGTCAGATCCGTGAAGTTCGAGGTGGCAGAATAGGCGACCTTGGTGCCATAGTTGACCATCAGTTGG